TAGTATAAATTTCTGTAATTTCTATCAATAGCTACTTGAATAGTAGCCCAGCCTATATTAGCATTTTCAATTACTAGTAATGCGTCATTATATTCAGTAGCTACGTTTACTAAAAGATTTCCGTAATCCTTAGTATTTATTTGACCTTTATATTCTGCAACTTGAGTAACAGTTTCTACATCAATAACGTGAAATGCTGAATGGTCAGCACCATCACCTCGAGCAACGTCGGCTACTATTATATAATCTTTTTGATAGTCTGCAGGTTCCCAAATCCATAAATTACTATCAATACCTCGTTTCTCTATAGGATCTTGCACTGTTGTTTGATTAAACCATTGCAATAAAGCTCCGTCAACAACGGTATGACCTGAAGATATAAAATCACAATCACACTCTTGAGCAGCTCCTTTAGGACCTAACAATTCATCTTGTTTATCTCTCCAAGATTGATTTCTATCAGGATGCACTGACCAATGCAATCGAATAGTGTTAAATCGATTAGTACCTGACTCAGCCCCTACCCATGTTTTATGAAAAAAGTTACCAGTACCGTTGGGGGTTGATAATATAATAGCACCTCCTCCAGTTGCTAGAGTTTGTTGTGCTGATATCCAAATTTCTTCTACATTAGAAATAAATGCGGCCTCGTCTATGATTAATAGTGATAACGCTTCGGAACGACCTGAGTCGCCTGACGAAGAAGTTGCTTTAATTTGAGATCCGTTATTTAAACGAAGCGATAATTTATTATCTTCAACTGCCGGCAACTTTAACCAAGAAGGTAAATTTTCATACATCACTTTTACCTTTAACACTAAATTCTTAGCTACTTCTTGTTTAGTTGCAATAACTAATATATTTTTATCCCCAAAAAATGTCATAAGCCATAGTGCATAGCCTGCACTTAGAGTACTGATGCCTAATTGTCGTGACTTGAGAATGATGTTATAATCGTGATCTCGAAGGTCTCTGAGGGCCGACTCCTGAAACGGGTAAAGATGAAATGGTATTTTACCTTTTTGTGGGTGTTGTATTTGACAATACTTTTTCATAAAGTGCACAGGATCCTGTAAACACTTTTTGTATTCTTCACGAATAATATCTTTTAATGACTGTGACATAACTTAACTAATTTGTGCTTTTGGGGACGGCTTTGATGTTACCGTATTAACTTTACCTACTCCTGATGTTTTAGCTACAACTGATACATTACCAGCTAATCCTGTAACATTTTGTCCAATAGCATTTGTACCAGTTGATTCTTGACCAGGTGGTATAATAATTGTTGCTGATTTTATATAAGCGTCAATAGCTTCTGTTAAATCTCGAGACAACTCTTCAATTGATTGCTCAGGAGTATTATTTTTAGCGGTAAATAACTTTTTAAATGCAGATTTTATCTGCGATTCCAAAACTGCTTTTATTAACGCCATACATTTATTTTTTATCTTTTATCGGACCGCCAGTTACCCAAGCGTCGCAAGTACGAGATCCAGCACACTTAAATTTAAGAAATGTGCAATATCCTAACTTTCCGGCTTCTATAGTATCCCAAGCGTCTTTTTCTGCTCCTTCAGTATCGTCTAATTCTGGTTCAGTTACTGGAGCGTCTTGCTCTTGCATTTCAGGTTCGGTGACTGGCACTTCTTCTTCGCCAGACGTAATACCTTTTTCAATACAACTAAGCATTCTAGAAGTAATGTTAAACGCTGCACAATTATTACAACGAGACGACTTAGCTTCTTCCATAGAATCTAGTTGCCACTCTTCTGCTTTCTTTTTCCAAAATTTAATGTTTGGATTGTTTGGGTTTAAAGGGCCATAGCCGTATTCATCAATAGCTTTTTGACGATGTTCAAGATTAACAGAAATGTCCTGCGTTGCCACAGGACACTTCATTTCTTCTTCAGCTTCTTTTAATAAATTAGCTAATTTAATCATATTACTTAACTTTGATTATTGATTCTTTTAACATAGAGTCCATACGTTTATTTACTGACTCTTGTTTAAATGGAGGCATATAATTAAGCTCACCCGTCTTAGCAATATTTTGCCAATTTTTAGCGTCATCTGTCTGAGGCATTACGTCTCTTTTAGGAGCTCCGTCAACTGGCGTTGAAGTTTTTTGCATTTGTTGTACATTAGCCCAAATGTAATTAGCTGCTTGCTCTAAATTAGTTCCACTTAAATTATCAGCGTCTTTGTTACTGTTAACTTTAACGACACCAGCTTTAACAAAAACTTTCATTACGTCTTTAGTAATAGTTTTTCTTACGTACTCTTTTAAATCAGCCTCAGAGATAGTAATTAAGTTTTTAGATCCTTTTGCAGTAGCCGTTGGCACTTTACCAATATCAGCAGCTATAGCTAATTGCGTTACCTTTAAAAAATCAACAGGTTTAGACACGGCTTTTGAATCCATATCAGTTACTGCAATAGAAGCTTCTTTATTCATTGCATATAACTGAGACCATCTATGATGACCGTCGATAACGTATTGACCTTTAGCAGTTACTATACGTTTACCCGCAATTGCAACGGTTCCTCCTTTTAAGCATTGCATTGCAGATTTTGGGTTTGTTAATGGAAAACTTAACGATTTATCTAAGGCAATTTCATTTTGAGTAGGCCTTAAATCTTGCACAGCAATAGCAGTATCTTTTAACGAGATAATTTCATCGGCAGGCTGACCATCTTCTTTACCTTTATTTAATAAAGCCTGAATTTTTGTATCTTGTGCATTAGAGCCTAATTGAGCTACAAATTTTTCATACGAACCTGCAGTTACGGTAGCCTTTAAATCTTCAGCTTCGTCTTCTTTAAGAAGTCCAGCTAATTTTTGCAATCTAGCAGCTTCAACAATTAAATTATTTTTTTTCATTATATTACGTTTAAATAGTTACCATGCTCTACAACTCCAATAACGTGCTTTCCATCTTGGGCCTGGGTTGTCACAATTATGACGAGCTCGAAAAGATTTTCTTCTTTCAGGATTGTTCTTTTTAATTTTCATTCCTGGTTCTCCAAATCCTACTTTAACTACATTGCCTTTGTCATTGGTAACGTAAACAGCACGCTTTCTAGGACCTCCAGGAGTATAAAAAGGCTTACCTAATTTTACTTTACGGCCTCTGTATTCAGCTTCTTTTATTTTTTCCTCTGAAACTTTTTTTTTGATTCCATGTAAAGTTCGGTAGGCGACTCTTTAGGCATTTTTTGCTTTTTATCGTAGTCACCCATTTTAATTCCTTTTTGTTGAGACTTTTCTCCAAATGCCATAGTCTCTAAATCTTTTTCCTCTGGCATTTCGGCTACTTCCTCATTCTCAAACCAACCAGCTCTCATAGCAGCTTTATTCATAGCCTGAGCTACGTCATCTTGATCTTCATCAGGAAACTTTTCAAAAGCTAGCTCGTAGAAGTCGTCCCATTCATCTTCATCAACGAGTTTTTCTAGCTTCTTTTTGTTTTTATCAAAGAAGTCTGATATAGCATCATGAAGAGAAAGAACCTTTGGCTCTTCTGCTTCTTTTAATAAATCTTTTAATTTAATCATTTCTTTAACTTTTTTAAAGTTTCAGTAACTACTCTACGAACTTGTTTACGTACAATATACTCTTGAATTTTATGATCTAATAAATCATAAATGTCTTCATCTGGCTCAGTAGCTAATAAACGATGAAAGTTAGCATCTGCTGCTGCTAACACTTGCTCAGCAGCTTTTAACTCTCGGTTAAGTTTAATTAACTTTGGCTTAATTCTTTCTTTTCTAGTAGGATCTGTTTCAGATAAAAAAGCTTTTTTCATTACCATGATTTGCTTTTCCAATTCCTGTTTAGTTAACATAGCATTTTGTAATGCGTCTGTTGCCTTTTTAAGTTGTCTAGATACGTTAACGTTTGGTTCCATTATTTAGATAATTTAGGTTCTGTTCTAATTTTTACAATTGCACTTTTATCATGCTTTTTAGCATAGTCAGATACTTTTTTAGATATACCAGTAGCTGAAGGTCCGTTTAAATCGATAATTAATGTATTATCTTTTACTGCTGGTTTAAATACAATCTTTAAACTAGCGTATTTAGATTTAAAGTCAGGGGCTTTCATCATGTTATTGATTTCCTGCTCTATAGCGTCTTTTTTAGGAGATGTAATAATAACTCGTCTCCAAGCTCCTACATCTTCTTTAATTACTTTCGCTATCTCCTGGCGAATCAGCGATCTCAACTCTGTTATCATCTTTTAATTTATTTATAAAGTTCTCTTTAAACGTAGCAAACTCTTTTTCAATTTTATCAGCTAATTCATCAGCGTCAATACCTCCGGCCCATTCTTCAACAGTGCCATCTGAATTAGCAAATGCTAATTTGCTTCGTATAGCTTCTACAATTTCTTTTGCTTCTTGCTCAGCGTCTTTTAGCCAAGCTTCGGCATTTCGCAATTGTATATTTTTAACAAACTCATCATACGTTCCGTTAAGCGTCATTTCGTGTTCAGCTGCAACTTGACAGTCTAAACAGTGCTTGTACAGCTTCCACATTTTTTCATGCGCCTTTCCTTTCATTTCTCTACTACACTTTGGGCATACAGCAGGCATTTTCAACGATTGTAAATAATTGCGAAGTGCATTTAATTTACCTTTATTGATTTTATACCCTTCTTTCTGTTCCCATTCTACTCCATTTTCGTCTTTCCAAACGTCGCCAACATTACGTTTAATGTTTTGTTTTTCGTAACCAAAAGTTTTTTTACTTTGCGATTTATGAGTGCCGTCAAGCATCTTTCGTATCGCTTCTATATTTCGTAACTTATTTGCCATATTAATAATTATCTTACTTTCTAAAACTAGTTGCCAAACCACCTAAAATAAACTTACCTGTTATTTTAAACGGTTTACTGTATATAGATTTATCTCGTATAACAATACCTTCATGCTCTGTAACTGGACCTAACGGAGAAGTTAATTTTTCTAACACTGCATCCCCTAACTTCATAGTAGCCATGTAAATAGTAAATCCATCAATCGCTAACTGATAATCTTTAGGATCTGCTACCCATTCTGATAAAGGAACTCCGTCAGCTATTTTAATTAACACTTCTTTAGAAAGTGCACCAATGTCTTTACCTTCTTTAGTTTTAATTCTAGAGTCTTTAGGATTAGTTGCCTTTGACAATAGAGTCTTAAGAGACTTAGTTACTTTTTTGTCAGGAGTTAAATTAATTGTATACGTTTTACTTAACGCTGCATCTAAATTAGGAGTACCTTCTAGTTTAGTAGGAACTGACCCTAACACTTCGTATCCTTGTTTACTAGCAACAGGAGTTAAGTTAATAATTAACTGCTTCATTACAGCTTTATTATAACTTTTTTCTGAAGTAGCTCTTTTAGTTGGAGTTACCTGCTTAATTTCTAATAAACCGTGAATAGCTAAAAAGTTCTTACCATAATTTAATACGTTAGTTGATCCTGCAACGTATTCAATATTAAACATAATATTTGGATTGTCCCAAAGACCTAATTTCTTTAAGTCTGAAGTAATAGCTGGTATAGCTTCGTTAAATATGTCTAACACTTTGCCACCTACTATAATCATTCCATGGCCAGCTCCAAATCGATCTTCTAGTTCTGCTTTGGTAATACCTTTTACATCCAATGGTTTATTGGATCCTCTATCCATTACAAACGTCTTTCGACCGTCAATTTCTACTAACCGTATAGAAGCGTTTACGCCGTCTATTTTAACCGATGCTGCTGTCTTGGATAAGTAATCCACTGATTTGTTAAAGACGGAAATTAAGTCGGTTCCGCTAGTAACTGTAGGTATATCAAAGGGGTGCGCCATATGTCCTCCAGCTCCTCCCTCTTTTAGCAACTGCTCATACATTGGTACTCCGTATACCGTTTTAGGAAATTGATTAAAATTATAAGCAAACTCTTTTCCTATTTGCTTACGAAGAAATGCTTTTAACTTTTCTATTTTAGCGTTATGTGCTTGAGCTTGCTCTGGAGTTGGATACCCTTCAGATACAGACTCTGGTACGCAATTAGGCACTTGCTTCTTTCCTTTCTTTTTCATTCCTACTTGTTTATAGCCGTCCCAGCAAGGGTCGCTATCTTCGTCTAGGTTTAACGACTCAGACCACCAGTCTTTAGTAAAAAGATTCATTTCAGATTTTATTTTTAGTTTGTCAAATACCAGTTTAGCAATTTCAGGATTCCATGTCCCAAAAACTCCTTTAAAAACTTTTTGCTGATTTTCAGAAGATAAGTCGCTGCTTAACAATTTACGTAAACTTGTTCCTGACATTTCACCATACCCAGGAACGTTTAACGACACATGAGGCGCTACAAACAAGTATCCATGTTTATCGTATCCTTGTAAATTGTTTTTATTAGCTTCGTATGGTTTGTAAAACGATTCAGATCCGTCCTTTTTAGGTTTCATAGCAAACCGAGGATCTTCTCTCATATCTTTTTCTCCTACCATAAAAACAACAGCTGTTGTGTTAGGATCAAATTGTTGCAATATTTCTGTTGCAACGTAAGGTTGTTTAGTTAGCACAACGTCGTCTTGCAATCCATATAACGATAAAATTTGCTTTTTATCTTTAAATGTAAACGGAGATTTAGGAAATTCTACTTTGTCACTAGTTG